GCTACCCCGTCTATACTTATAGCGTCAAAATCGCCTTCCACTACAATTATTATATTTCTGTCAGGTTTTTGCCTATCAAGATTGAATACATAGTGTGGTGGCTTTGACAACAGATATTTGGGTGTTTTGCTATTTGGCGGGTCGCCAATGTATCGTGCACTATGCCCTACAATTTTATCATTGTAGCGATAGGGTAATATCATTCGATTTCGGTATTTAATATCACCAGCCGTAAACGCCCAATCTGTCCAATGCAATAATTGCCTGTCATGCAGCATACTCACTCCTTTTTCAAAGTTTTTATGTATTGCTGAAGGGTCAATATCCAACATTAACTTGGTGTGATTGGGCAGTGTAACTTCTGGCCAGTCTGGACTGAATGGTGGTTTTATTTCAGGTAAAGGATTTAGTAGCTGGGCAGTCTCCTCTTCACGCATCAATCCAATATTAATACGTTGCATGTCGCTATTAGATACACCAAATTCACCCAGCAATAAACGCACCCCTGCGCTCATGCGGTGGCCTTTGCTCCATCCTGTTTTTAATTTGCAGTTAAAGCAATGATATACCCATTCATTTTCTCCAAATTGGAATCCACCTCTGCGCTTTTTATCAGCGCGGGGCTGTCCTATGCGAACACAAGCTGGGCAATTGCCTGTCAACCATCCACCACTGGCTGGACGCCATCCTGGAAGTAGTTCACGAACATAATTGATAAAAAGGTGCATATGAATATTATATTACATATTAGAGTGAAAGTCTATCAGATGTTTAGAGAAATCGTTGTATTATCAATAACTTCAAGTATAAATCGTGGTAGACTGCGGCCTGTTTTTGCAAGTAATATGCGGCCTTGGTCATCTGTATACTCTATTACAAGACTGTACAGACCAGCGCTCAGCGCGCCTGTCGCTGCGCTATTCATTATTAGTGTAGCCGTGCCCTCCACTAATACGTCTGCAATCATCGGCCCGTTCCAAACCTCTACATTCTCTGTATTATAGATCCGTGCTGTAACTGTGCGGCCAGCAATAAAACATGGCTGTTGGTTATAGTTACGGAATGCAAAATAAACAACAGCATCCCACCCCTTTGCAACCTGTATAGGGTTAGGGTTATCGCTAGAGACCCGATATGTACCAGCCCGACGATCATTGGTAGGGCTTGCAACGTGTGGGGTATGATAAACGTATATAACTGTCATATGTATATTTATCCAATTCAATCAAGATTTGTTATGTATAAATAGATGCATGGATGATAATAAAAAATTAGAAGAATTACTTGAACAATTCCCCTTCCTTACCGTAGCAACTTATGGAAAAAACGAATACCTTGGTATTATTCAAAATCAAGACGGAAACTTAATTAGTATGTACGTTCTTGAAGAAATAAAAACACTAGAACTACGAACGCTATTCCTTGAATATGGGGCAGAGTGGTGGTGGGAAACAAATCGAATGATTCCAATCAATATTATATTGGGCCAACGGTTCAAGGTATTTAGAAATGCATTGCGTACATTTAATATAAAAGACTTTGAAATTAAATATGGACCCAGTGTATGTCTTAAAGACATCATGCAGAAACGAGTTAAGCGCAAAAATGTTCAATTAATCAAGAAGATATCATAGCTTCATAAGCCATTACATCTGCAACCACATCCTCATTCAGATAGTTTAGCATTAACATATAGCGACTACTAAGTCCGTTATTTGGCATTTGTGAATGTAATACCCGTGTATCCCATATGACAACATCCCCGTATTTAAGTCTGGGCTGAGTAAATTTTGATAGAAATTCTGATGTATAATCGCCACGGTAACATTTTTTGATATCCCAATATTTGTTTTGACTGCCTGATAAGAATGCTGTTGTACCACTATCAATAGCAAAATTATGCAATGGTGCAGCCACTTGAATACCCAGTAGCCGTGAATCGTTATTCCAGGGCAGATGTCTGTGTGGAGTGTCAACATGGGGCCGTACCAACTTACAGCCTGTGGCAAGTACGCTAACAGATGATTGATAAAATATTGGACGATCTATAAGTTTGGCTACTATTGGGTCAATTGCTTGCCTGATAGCGGCCAAACCTATATTATCATTTAATGATGTAGTCCAGTAATTTGCCCATTGCACATTGGGTTGGAATTTATTATAGTATTTTCCATCTATATCATGGCCATGACTGGGATAATCATAATCATTTTTAAAATATGCCAGTTCATATAACACCAATGGGTCAATCACATTCTTATAGGATACGAATCCATCCTCGACAAAGCATTTATAATGTGTTCTATTATCCAACGAGTTCTTCTATAATTAAATTCATGTGCAATTTAACTGCCAATGCATACGACACTGCATGACTTTTCTTAAAGGCATACCCTTCTTCAGTCTTGGACCAAACGTGCTGATTGACATAGTTCCAGTTCCTGCCAACTAAATTTCTCTTTGCTGGTCGGATCATAGCTAACACTGCGGCAAGCTGCATCAAATCTTTGGGTTTCATTTTCTTACAAATGTCACTATGTCCACGCATGTGAAATACCATGTCACAGAATTCTTCTTCTTCAAGCAACTCCCATACTGGCTCACGATCAAGCAAGGCAAGCTGATGCTGTTCGTCACGTATTCCTTTGTATATGGATACATTAAGTACATCGATTTTAAAATACCCCAATGCCTCAGCCTCAGCATAGTCAATACTGCAACGACCGGTGAAAGGATTAACTGGGACTTCATGAAAATACACCCCTGTATTATGCTTTACCTTGCCATTATTCGCTACTACATGAGTGAACAATTCCAATACGCGATCTCGATCTGGAACGTCTATGTCAATATCAGTTACTGTTGGTTTCATTTTAGTCCCATGTCATTTTGAATAATACAAATAGTTCTGCAGTAACTCCATGTACTTCAGGTTGCTTTCCCAGCCAAGTTATGTATCTTAGATCATTCTCGCTACACCATCCATAAAATTTAGTCAGATCTGTTGGTGTGAAATGGCAGATGATCATTTCTGATTCTGGTATATATGTAAATTTGTCTGATATTTTAAATTCTTCAGAGTCCATTTCCATTTTTAAAATGGTACAGGCTGGGCGGCTTGAACTGGGCAACCCCATTTATGGTTAAATCCAAGACAAGTACATGCATGCCATCCATTTTCTTCGTTTTCTTCTTCAGCTTGAATTTTTGCAATCCGAATACGTTTGGCATCCGCAAAGCTATCGGCCTTAACAAAAGTGCCGTCACGAAATCTGTAATATGGCTTTCCAATCTCTGCCATTTTACGTTCGCATTCAGCCCATTCCTCGTCATCATTCCATTGATCATTCATTTATATATCCTTAGTCGATTTGGTGTTGTCCTGCCGTCTATTACCGTAGGGGTCAGGAGGAGGTGGGCGAGTTGTGATCTGCGAAGGAAAAGTATTTCGCCCTCCTTTATTAGTTTTCCCCTCAGTAATGGGTTGGTTCACTTTGGATAGAGCTGGGCCGGTACCTCCGGCGTCAGGAAATCTGTTGGGTTGAAAATAGCCGTGGCCGAGATTGCCATTTTCATCCGGTGTAAGCCAGCCCTCATAAATGGACATATTGTTTGTTGTTTGTTGTGCGCTTACTCTGCGGCCCAACCAATAAGCAAAGACTAGCCCAATTGCTAATCCAGATAAAAATTCAATCATATCATTTCCTTTGGTGATGTTTGATTAATACACATAAACTATCTCGCCATTTTCATATATCACATCAGGCTCGTCTGTGCAGTTGTATAATTGTTTCCATGCTGCTAGTTCTTTCTCCAGCTCACTATTATCTGGTTTCCACATTTTTGCATACTTGAGCACATTGGGGCGATCATCGTTAGCACACACCAGAGGAATTGCGCAACTGTCGCGTCCTTCTAGAGTTGTGTTTTCGTGGCCCAGGTACGTGTGTTCCAATGCAGCAATCTTGTCAAACTCTTTTTGGTTGACTCGCAGTGTAACTTTGCTGAAATTGTTTTCGAGCCAGTCCATGTACATCGGATACATTGGATCAGCATTAAACAAATTCATCTGAGCAAACTTCATATGAGCGGCCAACACTGAGTGCGCAACAAGAGTTGGCACCATAAAGTCTGGTACCTGATCTAATACTGCAATATACATTTTCATTGTTCTATCTTTCATCTAATCCCAATAAGGGTCAATTTCAATATTGCCCATATCATGCCCTGCTATTTTTAACACGGCCCATATAGCTGAATGTACAATAATTGTTTCAGCGTTGCAAGTCATTATTTTAAATTCTACTAACCAATCTGACATAGCACCTTCATTAGTTGCTATATTGGCCATAACATGTGGGTTGTATGGGTAAATATATGTCGTTGGGTTATTTTTAACTTCTTGCAATGTTTCGTAAGATATCTCTGCCTCGAGCAAGGATTTTGCTGCGTCGGTTTCGTCGATATCTAGAAGGTCTTTAATTGTTTTTAAAAATTTTAGGTTACTCATTGTGTTGTGTACTTTTCATTATCTTCTCCAGTCATTGTTTGAGTCAATCGAACCCGCAGTATCTTTGGTAATTCACTTATTCTGCTACATGACCGCTGTCTGGGTCTTTCCGATATTCGTCGGCGCCCAGGTTAAGCAACTTTGTTAAATGTTCTTGGTCGAAATTACTGGCTGGTTCAACCATGTTGATTAAATTGTGTCCATGCCTGTGCCTGCACCGCCCGTGGTATAACGCATATCCTTTGCCATGCGGCTCAATGCTGTATTTTGCTTCGCATGTGCAAGGGCCGCATATATCAGCAAACTTTTCTTCAGGTGTCATATCACTTGCTCTTAGATGCTGACGCCACACGGTCAGCTCGCGTCTGGCCCCGATTAAGAGCGTCTGGATCTATGTTTAGCCGGTCGGCGATAGAACATGCTTCGGCTTCAGTTCTTGTTGACGTTACAAGAATTGATTTGGCAACTACAACGTCCCACAGTTCCTGTGATTGGCGATGAGTTTGTGTGTTCGGGCGTACCGAATAGTCGTTGCTTGGGGCTGTCATAATTTATCCTATGTAGGGCTGGGTTGGGCAGTATAGCCCAAATTGGTTGCTAGTTTATGTAATTCAGTAATCTTGTCTTTGCGGGCTGTTAATTCATTACCGCAATGTGTGCACATCCAATTGGCATTGACAGCTTGATTGTAAGTCAGTCGATGCTTATCAGTTGCACTACATGTGTATAATGGTTTACCAGGCGGAGTAGTCAATTTGTGGTGGGGTAATTTGTAGTTTGAATAATTCATGTTGTCAATACCTTCTCTATCCATATAACTGTGGGCTTGTTAAGGTCAAGTTTTCGTTGCCAAAATCCCAAGTCGATAGTATCTGCAATTTCTCCAAGTAATTCTGTTGGCAATAAATCCAGCTTTTGTTTTGCTACGCTATGTCCCAGGAATACCCAGGGAGATATCTTACCCATCTTAATATCATGCACCAATGCAAACGGCTGGATTTCATTCCAATACTCTGACCAATGGTATCCTGTGCGTTCTGACCATTTGTCAGCGTGTATAACAAACCGCTCCAAGGCACGTTCTGCTGTTTCTCGTTTACTGTGCTCTGCCAAGTAGACATTGTATACACTATCCTTGCACCACATGTCAACTGGTTTTTTCTTTTCAATTAACCAAACAAGATATCGCTCTGGAGCAAGAACGCGGGTTTCTAATATGTAAAGACCAAATCTAACAAATGCGCTATAATATTGGCTCTTCATAAAAGCCTTATAGTCTTTTTTGCTATTGTGCCCCATTGCAATGCGATACCAGTCATTAAAGTATGAGAGGCCCAGCATAATATGTCGCTCATCTTTTTGCAAATATCGCTTTTTGTCACGACACATGTGAGCAGCGATAGTACGCTCCTGCTTATAACTCTTACCGCAATATTCACATTTAAAGCTCATTTTAGTAACGCTTTGATCTCTTTATCACCTAGGCCATGTTCTTTTAGCAATTCTCTTATATCATCCTTGTCCTGCATTTTAATCAATGTTTCAATTTCATCGTCATTAAAATGTGGGTACTTTGTTTCATAAAATGCAAACAATTTAGGATTCTTACTTTTATCTTTCTTCCTTTTCATAGGTGCAATCCATTGATGGAATTGCGTTGTCCCAATTGCTGCACACTGTAACAGGCGCCATTGGAGTTCAGGGTGTTTTCGCATATCGTTAAAGTTAACATTAACAAGTTCGTTAACCATTGTCAAGTAGTGCTCGTTAATTTCAGTCACATTACTGTTGGTACTTGCTGCGTATCGCATCATCACATACATGCTCAGACTTTTTTGGTCTTCTTCACTTAGTTCAGAGTACCATGTAAAATTGCGGCGGTCAAGTGCTGTCATCTCTTCTTTAATTGTTGGCATTGTGTTTTCCTGTTATCTTGGTTGATGTCGGCAAATAATTTGTCTTTTTCAACATAACTACATCATTGTTGGATTCCATAAGACCGTAACGTGTCATGAAGCTCACCACTGGGGCAGGGGTAACCACTGGTGCAGGGGAGGAAGTAGATGTAAGCATCAGGGGGACATAAGGGCAATAGTACGCTATGCCGCCGCCTTCCTCTGGCAGGGGCAACATCGATGTTATAATGATCATGGCGTTACACAATATTTACCCAGGGCACTTGATTGCATGAATATTACCATAGGTGTGCAATATCTAATACATCAGGCACCTTATTGGTTTCTTTTACAAAATAAGCACACATGGCGCCTGGCTCATCACTTAATGGCACGGCCAATATGTGTCCCTGCTTGAGCTTGGGAAAGTGCCACTTGACTTCACTGTATACATTGACAATTTCAATTGGTTGATAGCTGGGCATAAAGCTGCTGATTGGATTCAATGTAAATGCTGTAAATCCTCTATCATTTAATCCTGTAATCGGCATAACTTCAGGTTCGCCAATTTCTGAATCACAAATGATCAGACTCCAGTCAATTGGCATCTTGAATGTGTGCTCACCTATTTGCAAAATTGCTGCTGGAGCATTGAAAATCTCCAAAAACACAAGTGGCATAAAGTAGTAGTCTGGGTTACGTTTATCGCTATAGTCTAACACACAATACCGTATATCGTCAATCTCATCTGGGACAAAATCCAGTTCGTATGTTTCATTATCTGAGGTAAGGATGCGAATAGCAAATCCTCCTTTTGTTTGTTGACTCCTGAGAATAGATCTGTTTGGAGTTTTAATATTTGCGCAAGTAATTTTATGTCATTTTTTATTTCCTCTTCCCCCAAATAGCTTAGCTTTGGCAGGAAGATCCTGCCGCCAATTAATTTTATGTACAATAAAGTCATATTGTGCTTTTTTATAGTATTTCTTCCTCTCAGTGAGATGGCGCTTGCTAAATTTGGCACTTGACGTAATGTCATATATATTAACAAAGTCCTTGTCATTAGCTGTACGCAGGCCTCTACCAATACTTTGGATAACACGGATGAAACTTTTACCAGGTTCCACTAGTACCATATTAAAGATCCTGGGAATATTAATTCCCACCGCTGCTACACCATATGTGGCAACGATGATCTTATTGTCCTCCTTGGCAATCTCTTTATAGTGGTCGCGCCGTTCCGCATTCTTCATTTTGCCGCTGACAAATACTGTGCGGTCAGCAGGTAGTCGTTCCACCAAGCCCATGCCTGCTTTTACACGATCAACTAATACAAGTGTGTTGCCCTCATCTGCAATCTTAAGAATCATCGCTGCCATATAATCCAGGCGATCTGAATCTGTAGTGAGGTACGATAATTCTGACTGATAGTTGTCGTAAAATACATCATCTTGCATTTGTATAACGTCAATGTGACAGTTACTCAGCACACCATCATCTTGCAATGTTTTTGCTGCCAAGTCACCCACCACTGGTCCCAGCCCCACAGTGAGTCCTATTGCAGCATGTTCTTCAGGTGGAATTGTTCCTGTCAATCCCCATCTAATTGGAATGTTACGGAACGGTCCCACTAGCATTTTCAGCAAGACGTCAGCCTTTGCACCATGTGCTTCGTCCACAATAACTGCCATAACTCCTGCTGTAAAGTCCTCAAGGGACATGCTACTCTTACCTTCGCGGAAGTTTTTTTGTATAATTTCCAGACTCTGCCATGTGCAAATAGTGTGCATCTTTCCGTAATCCTTACGGTCACCAAAATACACGCCAACATCTAATCCTAGATTGACATAATCTTCTTCAGTTTGTGTTACCAAGCCTTTGTTGGGGACAATAACAATTGTCCTGCCGCCGTCATACCCTGTTGCTAGTTTGTGCATCGTTAGCTGCTCACTAGTCAATCCCCGTTCCACCAGGTCGCTCAGGGCCGCTGTGATAAGCGTTTTACCTGCACCTGTTGCAACTTCCTGGCAACTTTTTTGATGGACCAAAAAATTATTGATAAGTTCAACCTGGTAATCGCGCAGTATTACTGGCTTACCTGCGGCGACATGGTCTACAGGCCATACACGATCTTTAAAGTGATCTGTTGTAATTGTGGCCATATCCATATTAAACGACTGGCGCTTGTCATCTAAAGTGATGTCATATCCTTCTTCAATAAGGATAGGCAGCATTTCTTCAAGTAAATTCAGATATGTTTTACCGCCGATTGCGAAGAAATTCTTTTTACCATCCCATCGTCCCATTTTGAAGGATGGGGTATAGTACGCAGAAGGTATCATAAACGCAAATTTATCATAAAGCTTCCGTCGAGTTGACGTTTCTAGTCCATGTAATTTTGCATTGACCTCGTCTAATAGTTCAATTTTAGCTTGTTTCATATAGTTTACAATTTTTTTATATATCGTCGCGGTTAAATACCACCATCTCCAATATATCTATTGAATATATTGTACATAACGATTAATATACACTTTTTATGTATAGAAGTCAATAGGTTAGTGCAACCATGCAGTTGCACTAAAGATTTGTTGAGTTACCATCATTGACTTGCTCTGATACGATCAGGATTGACCGATCAAGAGATGCCGCCACGCCCAGGGCGCGGTCTTTATCTGCTTCAGCGATTTGGGCTCTTAGGCGTAGCTCTCGTTTACTGAGTAGGTTTAAGTACCAAACACGAATAAATCCACCACGAATAAACCTAAGCACAAATTTAGTTAGTTTGGAAGGAGGGGTGTAACTGTCTGAATCAATGAGAGTATTGTCGGGGCCTATTAAGGTTGCGACAATTTTTCCAGATCGCAGAATACTGGCACCACCACACCCATATCCGTTTTCATCATAAAGCTCAATACCAACTTCACCATCGTCGCAAACTTCAATGTCTATGCGTACTGGCCTTGACACGATTGGTGTGCTGTTAACTTTCATCCAGTATATTGCCCGTTCTTGGCCTACCTGCTGCAATCCATGACGCTACTGCTTCTAACCAGTCTTCAGCCTCATTTAATTTATCTTGCGCGTCGTCGACTTCTGTTTGTATTTCAGCATCTGTCATGCTGTTGAAGGATCCGGCGTGTGCTGACCATATATCATTCATAGTAGTAATTTTTTCTGGTTTAACTTCGACTAAGGTATATCCTTCGCAGATAGGGCATTCTTCATGTCCTTCCCCATTCCATACTTCACCAGAGGAACAGCAATTCGTGCATAATTTATATTCAATCATGTTAGATCCTTATGGGCCGCTTCTAGCCACTCATCATAATCCCAGTCATCACTTAATGTATTGCAGATGAAATCAACAGTGGTCTCTGCGGACATCCTGTCTTTGCCGCGCCACAGTGTATCGTCAATCGGGCCTGTGCAAATATCTTCTCTAACACTCATCAAAGCTGCCTCAAGTTTAGCAACACGCTCTCGTTGTTGCCCTGCATCTTCTTCAAAGGCCAGCCCTATTTCGCTGGAAGTCACAAGTTGCGCCTCAAGATCCACGAGGAGATTAATTCCCTCTACAAGAAAATCAACATAAAATTGATTATGCGGTTCTTTGATCATACTGGCGGCGGTTCGTAGTGCGTTGGTTCGTAGTGCGTATATATCTGTCATGTTGGTTCCTTTAGGGCTGCTCTGGCTATTTCACCAGCGTCACTTAATATAGGGAAAACGTTCGTCGGTTCTGAACAACAATCGTTGTCATAATCATAATTGCTTTCCACTGCGTATACCTCTAAAGCCGCCCGCAGCTTATCACGTTCGGCCTCGAGTCCAATAATGTCAGTCACAAGATCATTGAACTCGTCATCATGCAGGTATTTGGTACCGCTTGAGTTTGATCTATTAGGATCTTCCCAGCCTTCATCAGGACATGGTTGAAGATACAAGTATGGTGGCGGTTCTCTCACGATTCAGTCTCTTTCCCTGTTATTGCAATCAAACGCATTTCAGCTTCATGGAATTTATTTCCTGACCCGTCTTTAAAGGTTTTGGCGTGCAGTCTTGCTGCGGCCCAATCGGAAATAGCGGTCTGAATTTTAGAAATTGTTGCTTGCTGGGTTTCAATCATGTCAGCACCTTCATGGCAGGCTTGACGTGATACAATGCACATGACCCCGTCTTCGTCACACTGCTCGCCGTTTCGAAGCGCTTCAATTATAGTCATGGTGTTTTTGCTATGGGCTGGGCAGTAATTTTGTTACCATCTGCGTCATGCCTTAAAAGATAGCTATCTAATGCAAGGTCTGTGATACATTTTAGAACTGCATCACCTGACGGTTTTTTTGGTTCAGACACAAACATTTTTTTCCACCATGGTAAAGATCGCCATTGGGTGCGCAGACATGCACACCCATCTGATTTGGACATAGGACAGGTTTTTGTTTGATTGTATCCGCCACATTTGCTTGCAAGATATTCCTCAAATCCTTGGTCCACGCCTTCGGCAATGGCCTGCGAAATCATGCTCATGATGGCACTGTCTGCTCATCTGGTATTTCAATTATTTTTGCTCGGTTAAACAATGTTTCCTGGCAACCTGTGAAGCTATTAACCTCTTGCTTTTTAACTGTGGCGACAAAAGTAATGTCACTATCAGCCTTGATGGTGGGCATGATTGATTTACGCTCAGCCATAAAGAATTTTGCAAATTTACTATCAGTTGTGAACACAGTAATAATATAAAGTTTTTGGGTAGGGATATACTTTACATCCAAAACTTTACCTGTGATTTTTGGACGTTCTTTGACATTGCCAATAAACCCCTGTGTACGGTGCGCATTATAAAATTTGCGCATTACTTCCCGTGCGTCGCTAACACGACGACTATTGGGCAAGCTGCAGGTTATGGCCAGATCTTTACCTGTATCAACCATACCATTATTGAATATTGCAAGCAATTCCAAATTAAATGATTTTGTCCTGTCGTTCATGTCCCTGGTATCAATACCTTGATATAGCTGCTCTACAACAAGAATGTCGTTAAAATGTGACAAAATGTCGGCGGCTTTTGCATAGTCAGATGGTGTGGGGATTACAACATAGTCAACTGGTGCAATGTTTTTCGAATCATCTACTAGACCTGCTGCATTGCTGGCCATTGCGCGCAATGACGCCAGCGCCCGCTGTCTGTTGTCAAGGATACGAATATCGTTGGCATTATCATAAAATGATTTACCACTTTTAACGAAGCCCTGTGCTGCGTCAACAGCTACCGCGACTGCGATTGCTTCCATAAGTGGATATGTTTCCTGGCTTTTATTTTTTTTAGTCGACATAATTCAACCCTTACTTTCTAACATTTGTGCTATTCAGCGTTTTCTAACAATAGATATTTGTCGATCTTATCGTATTCTGGGCGATGTAGTGCATTACGACTAAACCACATACCACAGGCAACTGTTACGACAGGTATGGCAATAAATGCTACGATCATCGTCATTTCCTTTGATTATTAATTACCACTTAGCATAGCAAATAGTATTATGCTTGTCAACTAAGTATCTCACATTGCAGTCTGGTTAGGATCAACCCTCGGCTGACTGCTCTTCTTCGACTACAAAAAATCTAGCATAAGGTATTGCATTTCCTGCTCAAGCTCTTCGGCCCGGGCATCATCATCTTCATGCAATTCAGACTTTTGCTGGTCAGTCATAAAACACCAAACTATATCGAAGTCGTCAAGAATAAGACCTTCGTCGTTACGTGCCAACGAGGCAAACTCTTCTGCGGTGAATTTGGTTTCGCGGGTTACAAGGTTCATGTTCATGTTGTATTCCTTTGTTGCTTACTCATATGGTATAAGCGATACGTCTTACTTTGTCAACTAAGTATCTTCATTATATCGTCAAAGATCGCGATCACCAACAGATGTCAAAAAATCACGAAACATTATATCCTGCAGGATCACATGCTCGACATTGCTTTCTGGATAGTCTTTGCGAAGCATTTCATATGCTTTATCAGGGCTAGAAGCTGTAACGTCGACGCGCCTCAAATGGCCACATTCATCTGTCAGTACTGCGTGGAATTCAATCATACCAATCTCCATAATAGACATTATGCCCGAACTTTACGAGGCTTGCCGGTTTTTGTCAGGCTTTCCTGATACGCGAGGGCTTCAGTCAAGAGGATTTCGTTTTCCTCGGCTGTAGGGATGCGGCGCACAGTCTCAGTGAGGGCAACGGCAAATGTCAGGCCGTTGTCGTTGGTGAAACTGATGTGCTCGTTTTTCGGCAATTCAACGCCGTTGGACCAAGCCCGGCCAGTTGGCATATAACGCTCAATCTTCGCAACGGTAAGTTGTTTGACATAGGGCAAAGAACGGAGTTTCTGTCCAACTACGATCAACGATGCTGGTACTTGAAGACAATCTTCGTAGTAAGCTTTGGCCGCTACCCCGCGCTTTGTATACGCGCGGCATCCGTTCTTTCCGTCACATTTGTAGCAACGGCTGTGGTCGCCGTTATGCGAATAGTGGCCAGTTCCGCCACAGCGCGAGCAAGGTTCTGTTTCGAAATTCGTCATGTTCATACTGTGCTCTCCTTGTTTGCTTACTTGTTCTTTATAGCACCAAGGCATTATAGTGTCAATCTTTAACTTCCATAGGGTCGACCCAATATGTAGGAGAATATGAGCTGCGCACACCTGCCATAAGTTCCGTTACAATACCTTCGGCAACAGCCTCGTTGGCATATAAATTATCCACCGTCGTCACCATGACTTCGCCATTCCAACTCTCGCACATTACAGCATATACATACATCTTATGTTCCTTTGTTGCTTACTCATATGATATAAGCGATGCGTCTTGCTTTGTCAAGCTTTGACTAAGGCCGTTCGGCTTTAGCTATAGCTGCCTTGGCGTTGTGCCATGTGGCCTGAGTATGCCCATGGAGTTCTAATTGCTTTAGAGCAGCAAGTAGGTCTGGTGCCGCAGCCATCAACACTGCATTGGCCCGCGCTTCACTGCGATCAATTGTGCTGCCTTCGGGAGCACAATCCGCGATCCGTTGCCCTTCGCCGAGGTCGCAATACACGCCCATGGTGGAGCCGCCAATAGCACCGCCGCCTACGATCCATGGTGTTTGTGTTGGTTGTACTAGGTTCTTCATGTTCATAATGTGCCCTCTTTCTTTGTTTCAGGTCATACACGATTCAACAGCACCTGTTTCAGTCAGGTACACACATTCATCTTTTCTATACCAGTGACCGTCAGATAGTTTTAGCATATCACCGCCGCCTACATATGCACCAGTATCCCAATCTACGTCCTGGTCTTCACCGATTATAGAAAACCAATCGTTTGGTTGGTGTGTAATAGATCTAACTTTCATAATTAGGTATCCTTTTTTTGCTTACTCATATGATATAAGCGATACGTCTTACTTTGTCAAGCTTTAACTACCATGCCGACAACCCAATACCTAGGCGAATATTCGTCGATCAAGCCTAACATCGCTGTCTTCACGAATTCTTCAGCAACAGTCATGTCGGCATACAAATCTTCCACCGAAATAACGTCGCACTCTCCATCCCAGTTGTTGCACATTACAGCATATACTAACATCTCATATTCCTTTGTTTGCTTACTTGTTCTTTATAGCACCAAGGCATTATGGTGTCAACCATTTAATTTACAATTATTGATCCATACGGCGTTTCGTAGTTATAAGCTAACATCATCGAGTCCCGCTGCTTTGAGTTTTACAATATGTCCAATCTGATATTGTTTTGCATCCAGACCCTTCATCAATGCCAAATATTTGTTACGAACTAATGCAAATTCGTTAATTAAATGTTCCATGTCAATATAGTCTTGGTCGCCCTCAGCAAACTTATCAGCATCACGACTGCTGAGGACCTTATTATAATGTTCAAGATATTTGCGATACTTGGCGCGATGGATACGGCGAAGCTCGATGTTGAGATATTCCAGGATTGCGTCAACTTCCTGAAGCTGACCAAATCGATATGCGACAAAGCCTGGAATATCCCTACTACTGCTTTCAAGGTTACCACGTAAAGACGTTTCAATACGGGCAGAATCTAATTCCTTTTCAAAGTAACTAATGGCGTCGATAATGTTTGACACATCAGCCTTTACTTTGTTATACCATCCTGCCATTGTTATACACTTGTAATCAAATTGATACAGCGATTCATATTATTCATCCCAATCATCATGTTCATTATCATCATTTAAGCCATTATTGGCAATAAAATCACGTAGTGCTTTATCAAATATATCACAAATCCCATACAGATCATGAACTGGTACGCTGAAGTCTACCAGCCCTGCTTCATCAATTTTAGCTATAAATTGATCTGCACAACTTCTTTGATCTTTAGCTGGAACATAGTTTTTAATACCTGCCCAAAGTTCAACAAGGGCAGGTGTGTCGGTTGCGTGTAATGTCATTTAGAGTCACCGTCTGATAGTTCAGTATCATCATTAGAGGTGTCAACATTAGAGGTATCAACATTATTATCTTCTGCAACGTTTGGCATATGCATGTCAAACTGTGCCATAATAACATCTAAATAACCATTGTCGTTACGCTCCCATGCTTTGCGGAACATTTTGTATATTTCGCCAGTCTCTTTGTCGATGTACTCTAAGCTATTTCCGCTTTTTGTCAATACAACATGTCCTTCAAAAAAGTCAACAAGTCCTGAATATGGATTCATACCAGTCTCATATGGAATCTTAATTTGTACAGATTCAAAAGGTTTGGCGTAACGTGATTTGACCACTTTACATGCTGCACGGATACCATGCACCTGTGAAGTTTTGTTGCCGTCTTCATCTTCTTTAAGTTTAAGCTTTTTAATTGCCACCACAATTGAACTGGCAAACACCATTCCTTGTCCGCCAGAAATCTTATCGTCTGGATCAAACATATCTTGACTTTGGTATGTGTGGTTTGTTGCTACAAGGCCAATATTCAAATCGCCAAACATATTAACACAGTTGGTTACAAGTGCCTTAAGCTGTCGTGGTTTGCGGCCCATGTCGCCCTTCATTTCTCCTGCTTCAAACTGCTTGAGATCAGTTGGGCTCATAAGCATACCCAAAGAGTCAACTACAAATAGCACTTCAGGACGGTCATCTGGAGCAGCATCGCCATAACCTGCACGATATTCAGTTACAAAGTCACTGATAACTTTGGCAACATCGTCAATCATTGCCATGTTTAATTTTAGCAATTTGTCGTCAGCTGTATTCACGCCCAGGGCATGTAGCCACTTTTCGTCCAACGCATTTTCACTGTCAATCAATATAACAAAGATACCCAAGTCTTGGGCAGCTTTAACCAAGTTACCAGAGCAAATAAAGCTCTTTCCAGATCCTGATTCACCAGCAAACATTGTTACTTTGCCAAGTGGAACACCTTTGTGGAAGTCTCCTGATATTAGTCTGTTGAGTGTATAGTTTCCAGTTGAGATCCATGTTTTTGGGTCACGGAATCCAACTGATAGGCCTTTTACACTCTTGGTAATGCCTTTTCTAAATTTAGCTACATCGAATGTGCGTATTCCCATTATCTTTTCTCCCCGAGGTTATTGATGGCGGTAATTTTAATTTTGTTTTTATTCATACTTGTGCCCTATATAGATTAAGGAGGATGGGGCTCTAGCCCCATCCTTAGCTATTGTGTGAATTTAGCCGTCTTTTCGTGCACGGATAGCAGCGAGGATATCCTTTGCATCCTTAGGGCCTGATGCAGGTGTAGACACTGTGGATACAGTTTCATCTTTATCCTGATCCTGATCCTGATCTGTTGGTGAGGATTCAGGTGCACTGCTAACACTTGATGTCTTTGCAGGTTGTGCAGTAGGCGTCGTAGCATGTGACGCGCGGTTGCTGGCCCCACTGGTTGGAGATTCAAAGCCATAAGGACGGTAAAAGTCTGCAAAACGTTCTGGATCATACAATTCACCATCTACGCTGGATTCAAACATGTTAAAAATAACCTGTAGTTCTTCCTGGTTTGGCATCTTAGGCATGGATTCGTTGAGATCAAAGTGACCATGCTCAGCAATTCCATCACGTTCTGCCTGATCCAAACTGCGGGATTTACGCGCCCAGCTTGAAGTGCTATAGTCTGCGTACTGACCTTTCTTGGTCTTTGTAACACGGAAGTCAACACCCATATCATATTCAGTCGGCATGTGATCACCAAAGTCAGGATCCATAAGAGCAGACTTAATAACATTGTGAATTTGTGTACTGATGATGAAGCGGCGCACAATATTTTCTGGTGCTTCTTCCTCAGTAAATGCAGAGTGAACTACTGTACCTTGATACAGGTAGCTTTTCTTTTTCCAGTATTTGCGGGCCATATCTTCCATGCTTGGATCTTTGAACCAAGGACGGATTTCTTGATGGATTGGGCATTTCTGACCATCCCACATTTCAACACATGGCACCTTAACAGTGACAGGCTTACCCTCATCATGGCCTTTGATGCCACTGAATTGGATGTTGATCATCTGGCGCTCACGCCAGAAGAAATCGTTAGTCGTATCACCATCTGAGATGAATCGAATTGTGGATGTCTCGTTTTCGGGGGTGTTCCAGTGTGGGTAAATTGCGTTGTCGTATCCGCCTTTTTTACCGTTTTGCTTCGATTCTTGCTGTTGAAGCTTCGCTCTGATTTCTGCTAATGATGTCATTTTTATATTTCCTATATTATATACTAGATATTCTAGCTCATGCTACCGGTAATCCGGTTCAAATTATGTTCTAATCAAACACATTACATATAAAGTAATGTCTTGAATCTACACTAAAAGCTACCTTCAGTCAACTAACCTGTTGAATCCAATAGCTTTTACTGCACACTTATTTATCAAAAATATCCAATAAATTTTGGATGATCTGTGATGATTTCAATATTTTTTGCATTCAATGTTTTATGGTTTGCACCTCATACTCCAAATATTTTCCGTATATCATACTTGCTGAATGTTTCGTTAACCCGAGAAATTTCCTGCTCCTCAATGTCAATTTTTTTATGTCCAACGTCGTTGGCTTCAGCAACTGTTCCTTGCTGCTTAACCACATTGATAGCAGACATAGCCATATGAACGTGTTGGTTGCTAACAGCCGACAGGTTTTCTTCCAGCTGCGCTAATGAGTTTGATAGTGCTTCATTCTGTACTTTTGGTGCCAGATATGCCGCCCATGCCACAACTTCGGATATTTGATCTTTATATGCTTGTGCCCCTGGACCGTCGGGATCATCATCATCACATGATTCTGACAACGCAAAGCCTGACGTACTGTTCATAACCTGGCGGGCAAATTCCACAATGTGTGATTCACTAGCCTGTCGCTTGCGCATTGATTCAATAACACGAGCTACATATGGAAGACTTGCGGCAATATCTTCGTCAAAGTATGACATGGTTGTTGCATCTTTTAACTCATCAATGCGCTCTTGTGAAATATCAGCACTTTCTTTGTTAAAGCCTTCCATTTGGGTATTATAACCGCGTGGGGTAGACATGCTCTTTAAGCTAGAGCGTAGGTTAACAATATGCGCGCCTATTTCTTCACCAATTGCCGCGTCCTCAAAGAAGTCATTGCGCTTGTTTTTACGGTGGAATATTTTAAGCTCGTTGAGCTCCTCCATGATACCGTAAATATGCTGCCCAAAGTCATCAAACGGCGCGCCACCTTCTTGTACGTGTCGTGCCATCGCCTTTGCTGCGGTGATATTTGAGCTAGGAAACTTAAAGCGTTCGCCTTCTGCGTTCTCAATAAAGATACTTTCAATCTGACGTGTGCGGGCGCCGCGCTTTTCTTCGTCTACACTACGTTTGTGCTTGACAATGATGCGAGCGCTTTCTAGTTGATTTACACTTTTACGGGCAGATCCTGCCCAGCCGCTGAAACCTTCGTTTACGTCTTCATTCATACGATCTCTTAACCAGTCGTTATACTCTATTCGTGCCTTTTCTTTTTCTTGTTTATTTTTTGGGAGTGGACCAGCTGGACCTCTTTGCGACCTGCCAATTGCCCGGTCGTCACCATATTTGTCGGCGACTGAATTCTTCCAGTCTCGACTTTTCCCGCTGCGCATCGCTGATGGATCTCCTGTCGATGCGTAATTGCGTTCTTTTTGCCCGCCTGCTTTGAATGCAGCGTCAAACTCAGCGCCCGCAGATCCCTTTTTCTTGGTCTTACCAAGCATCCGTGCTGCTCTCTTCTGTGATGATGACTGCCAATTTGGATTGCCACCATAATCTTTTTCTAGTTTTCTTATTCCACTAGGTGAAGGTGGTAAAGAATAATCCCCAGCGCCGGGGCGGCCGAAACCTGTAGTAGCATCGGTAGTAGATGTTATAGCACCTTGCTTCATGGCTTTTTGCTTTGCAGTCAATTCATTAATCTGTGCTTCTTTCAATGACCTTGTATTTAAGCCACCATCAAATTTGCCGCTGAAACCTTCATGTACGGCCCAGGAGATTTTGCCATTTCTCAAGGTGCCCTCTTTACCATCACGATTCATATTATCGTCTACACTAAAGAGTGGCATTCCCCCTGGGGCAATACCATTGCTAGTAGCAAGGTCTTCTATTGCTTTTACCAATGACCCGCCCATACCCAGGTAGTCATCAGCGGTGGCAACTGGATCGTCATTTATGAATAACTTCAGCATATAAAAGTCTTCACTGTAATCGTAAAATACTTCCATTGCAGCGCTGCTTTCGTTTACGCCTTCGTTCCGTAGTTTCTTATCAACCATTGATAATCCAAACTTCCGTTTACGTCTGTCGCGCAGTGCAGCACGGCGATCTGGATGAAGTCTATCCATATGCCCATGTCGTTCAAGGTCACGTATAGTGTCATTTGCGTCAGTCTTCGCTAACTTGGCTTTCCTTTTATATGAATTCATTGTGGCAGTTGAAAGTTCATCAATCTGTGCTTCTTTCAATGACCCTGTATTTGAGCCACCATCAAATTTACCTCTGATATTGCCATTCTTATCTTTAGCTGTTTTATAACTAGTCATTTCACCAGATGGGTGTACTGCATTTTTCACAGTATATCCCATTGTTCTTGCTTGAGTAGCCCATGTGTTTTCATTGCTGAATGAGAGCCCAACGCCTTCATTCATATCATTGCGCTTAAATCCAGCTGCTTCATAACCTGGCCAAGTTGCTCCTGGATTAGATGCTTTCCACTTATTTTTAAAATTACGCTGTACAATGTATTCACGATCAGATTGTTCTACATCAGCAGCTCTGGCCGATGGTGACATTCCTGTTTTTGTTTCTTTTACGTCTGGTCGGCGATTTGCCATATCAAGGCCGCGGTCTCTTTTTGCTACTGTCTTTTCTTTTTCACGGGCATTGCGTTTTAGTGCATTTGATTTTTTTCTATACTTTTTGCCATATCCATACGGATCTGGTCCCACTGGATCGTTTGCAAACTGTCTATATTTCTCTGCGCCTCCGCGGTCATATTCTGCGCCGTCTTTAGCTTTGTTGCGTTCTTTGGTGGCTTTGTCTCTGTAAGAGTTAACAGTGTCAGCTGAAATTTCATCAATCTGGTTAATTTCGTTCATTGCATCATTATATGGTGAACTGCTTGGTGTTTTTTTATTCATAGTATTGCCCTTGTTTGCGTCGTCTAAACTTTCTGGAACACAGTTGTTTACGCGCTTGTTTATATTCTTACCTGTACCTTGCTTGGTGCCTTGCTTTTTATAGCCATCCCAGCAATTAATTTCATTTATTTCTTCGTCGCTGTCCATGTGATCATTGTATGCCTTTGATGTCGCGGCCAAAATCTTTGCGTGGTGTGCAACATTTCTGAAGTTGCCATCCAGTGCTGCTTTTGCAATATTCTTTGCGCGGTCGATCATGTTCTTTTGCAAGGATCGCTCATTCCAGCTACCGAAGCCAGGCACACTTATTTCGGCTTGGTCTTCTACTTGATTATGGCGTGTCATGTTTGATTCTCCAATTGTTTTGGCTTGGTATGCAAAGTCTTTTGGTTGTATTGATTTACCAAATGTCTTTACTGTAAATTCAATAATGTGACGGCTTGCAATATTGCGAATTGCAGAAAGCATTGGTTGTACAGATTTGATGTCAGTGCCCTTGGATAGGTTAACAACAATTTCATTTGTCGTTTCATCTACCACAAAGTTAACCATCATTTGAATATCTTTGGCAAAAATTCGACGCGCTTCTGTTGGGTTAGCTGTCTTTTTACCATCATCAGTAAATAGAATAATTTTGTGACCATATCCTTTGATAACTTTGAAAAGTTGGTCTGCTATTTGATCTACTGATTCTGTCATTTGAATACCTTTGTTATTGCAATGTTATTTATCGCAGGACTATAGATTTATAATGGTCAGTTAATTAAAGAAATCCTACAGGCATTGGGCGGCGAAGTTCTGAGTCATCAAAACTATCCTTTAGGTCTGCAAACACTTCTTGGTCATATTTTGCAACCTGCATCGCCATGCGTATCGCCAGAATGGTTGCCATAACAAGGTCATCTGTTTCACCGTCCTTTGCTGCATAAGTGTTGCCTTTTGCCACAAACGTCTTGAGTTCTCGTGTAAGATTCTTACTGCGAATCTTCATAGTATCTTCCTCAATCCAACGCTTTAGCTTGGCGCATGATGCTAGCTTTGATGAATGTGTTGTGTTGAACCCTTTTCTAAATGAACGGGCTTTGCCGCGCTTCTTTGGTTCACTAAGGAACGTGCCAGGAATGTTTTCTTCGCCCATTTCTTCAATTGAGATCAGCGCTGCTTCACCCAATGTATTGTTTTCCACACTATAGTATATTTCACTATTTGGTGCGGCTTCTTCTATTTCTTCCAATATGCTCTTCATAATTTTAATCTGCATTTGTATTGGTGTCTTGTTATGTTGCCATTCGCCGATTTGACGCATTCCTGGGATAGCAAATATTTGTATGGCTGACGGGTCACCACCAGTACCCAAGCTGGGATCTAAAGATACCAGATAAGTTTGTTCGTCACGGATTCGATCATACCAACGTACTTGGCCGCATTTGCGTACTGGGTCCATTCCAAGATCCATTTCGCTAAGGAACAATGAACTCACCAATGTTTCGTCAAACGCAATGAATTCACATTCGTGCTCACGGCGGAAACGCTCTTCACCAATTTTAGCCCGCTCTTCATCAGCCCATGCTGCATCACGGTCTGGGTGTGCGTCCCATTTGGCAAGGTATGGTTTAAATCCATTTACTCCAACTTCAGTTTCATTACCAAACTCATCAGAACGTTTATTGGCTTGTTTCCAAATACGTGCAAATTGGTCGTCGTCCTGGTTGGGAGTAGATGTAATAATACATTTACCACCTGTTGATAATGTTGGTGATATAGATGTCCAAAATTCTTGTGCAACACGTGGCGGAACAAACGCAAATTCGTCCAAGTAAACCAGTGACAATGACAGACCACGTCCAGTATTTTCTGTGGTTGCTTGTGCAATAATTTTGCTGCCGTTATCGAACTCGATAGAGCCCTTGTTGTACGCTGTCACGCCCGCTCTGACACTGTCTGGGCAAGACTCGTACATGTAGCGCAGACGTGACATGATCTCGCCTGCGCCTTCACGTTTATGTGCTGCTACTAATATTGTTGCATCTGGAGTAAACATGGCAAACCATAATAGGTATGCAGCCGCGCATGTAGATTTACCAGTCTGGCGCGATAACAGACTGATGGAATATCTGTAATCATTGTATGAGTTAATTAGATCTTCTTGGTAATCAAACAAGTCAAAGGGCAAGCGTCCTTTTGTAGGATGCTGAATATAACAATAATTGCGAATAAAGTACATGGGGCTAATTGAACATAGCGCCAATTCTCTAAGCTTGTCTCGCTGTAATGTTTCTGTTTGATACGGTTTTTTAACAAGATCTGTATTAATTGACATGCTGCTACTCGCTACTTCAAACCTGCGAGGCGCTTAACACTTTCAAGTACTGGATCTGCTTGTTCGTATGTGTTATCCAAATGTCGTAATGCGCCTTCTTCTACACCCTCAAGTGCAGAAAATAAATGGGTAAGTGCTGCGCGTACTTCGCCAAGCGGAGCAGTATCCCCACCGATCTCCATAATATGCCGATCCAAGAAGCCATCTACCCCATAGGTTTTTTCGATGCGCTCAACGTAGCTCATATCTCTGGATAATACTTTATCAATAGCACGTATTGAATGTTGTTCTGACATTATGCTTTTCCTCTGGATCTTTTAAATTTATTGTATGATTCAGTTAAGCTTTTGGCAGTTATATTATTTTCAGCAACAGTAACTTTTCCTGGGGTAGCATTAATATATCGGCGCAGGCTTAAATCAACGGTTTCGCCTTCTGGCTGGGACATAACATGACCTTTATCGTCATATTGTTGATAAACACTGTTTGCCCATTCACGCATTTGCTGAGACTCATTCTTTACCATGCTATCATATCCTGCCAACCATGCATCTAAGTATGGGCGTTGATCAAATGAATCTGCGCCACGCATGCCGTCTTTGTTCATTAAGTGCATTAGACGTGGGTCAGATGTAGGTGCACGTTTATGGTCCTTATGAGCAGACTTACCTAAGCTTTTTGCATCAGTAATGCCCTCACTGAGTTCAGTCTCGTCCTTGTCATCTGCCCAATCAGGTATACCATCACCATCAGCGTCTGGCTTTTTTGCTTCATTGACAGCTCTAAAGTTGTACTTGTCATAGAGAATGTCCAAAACGTCATCAATAAATTCTCTGTCAGTCGCAAGTATTTTTTGATCATCGGATGAACTCAGAATTCGTTTAATAGCTGTAATCTGATTATACCGGTGTGCATCAGGGTTAAGTTTGGCCGCTACTTTTTTAGCAATATTGTCTTGGGTCATCATTGCTTTGCCTGCTTCGTCAATTTCTTTGTCCCATGGTGCTTTTTTGACGGACACTTTTTTCTTGGGTGCGTTATTGAGACCAGCAAGGGCAGACATGCGGGCAATTTCGCTATCTTCGTCTGATGCTTCGTTGAATTCTTCTGATTCGGCAACGCCTCTTGTTGAATTGTTACACTTGGGGCAGAAATCGTTGTTCTTCTGCCATGCTTTGGCAGTTGATACTTCATCACATTCCAAGCAAGCAATCTTGGCAACAGCTTCTGCCAATGAGGATTCTGGAATCTCTACAACTTGGCCGCCATGTTGATCCAAAAATTCAATTGCATCAGTGTTATCAATTGAAACAGCAATATGGAATTCTGAAAGTCCATAATCTTCAGGAGCAGGTCCTTGGCGACTATTACCAGGGACTGGATCATGACCTAATAGGTCATCTAATTCATCAAATAACGCATAATCATCAGGCAGTGACATAATGTCATACCAAATGTAAGCTTGGCTATTATCTGCTTCTGCAATTTCTTTTACGTCTGGTCGGCGATTTGCCATATCAAGGCCGCGGTCTCTTTTTGCTACTGTCTTTTCTTTTTCACGGGCGGCGCGTTTCAGCGCATTTGATTTTTTTCTATACTTATTGCCATATCCATATGGATCTGGTCCGACTGGATCTTTTGCAAACTGCCTATATTTCTCTGCGCCTTCGCGGTCATATTCTGCGCCGTCTTTAGCTTTGTTGCGTTCTTTGGCGGCCCTGTCTCTGTAAGAGTTAACAGTGTCAGCTGATATTTCATCAATTTTGTGTGTTGAATCTTCTGCAATTTCTTTGTCCCAGGGTGCCTTTTTAACTGACACTTTTTTCTTAGATCCGCGGTCTGCGTTGGCCAGAGCCCTGTGCTGCGACTGTTCATCTTCGTCCGAAGCTTCATAAAGGTGTGCTTCATCGCCGCCGCAATATTGACCGCTTGCCTCCATGTCGCTACAAAAGTCTTTCATTACGATGGAAATATCACTTGCACTAATTTCAGAACCTAGGTCAGAATTCCTATCAGCAACCCAGTGTGCAATTTCTTCTACTTCTGGGCTTGCGTTCCGATATTCGTTTGGGGTAATAATGCGATGCTGTAGAGCCATACGCAATATATCGTAACCGTCTATGCGATCATCGCTATCTTCTGCAATTTCTTTGTCCCAGGGTGCACGTTTAACTGACACTTTTTTCTTAGGAGCAGTATCAAGTCCAGCAAGGGCGGACATGCGGGCAATTTCGCTATCTTCGTCTGAAGATTCCATTGTATCGTCTTGTCGCTGCTGCATTTTGTAATCACCGTATTCGTCCATGGCGGACATGAGGTCGTCATTTATTTCTTGTTCAAAACGATATTGATCAGCACTGGAAATTTCAACTTCATTTCCATTAGCATCCTCAGCATGTAGATAAATTTCGCCGCCGAAGTTAACATCTGGTTCTGCCATCGCAACATCATAATAAACCGTTACTGGAACATCACCAGCTTCTGGAGTATCAATATAGCTTTCGATTGATCCAGTTGGTGCGCTCTGGTTAGTTTCGTTTACGTCTGGTCGGCGATTTGCCATATCAAGGCCGCGGTCTCTTTTTGCTACTGTCTTTTCTTTTTCACGGGCCTTGCGTTTCAGCGCATTTGATTTTTTTCTATACTTATTGCCATATCCATATGGATCTGGTCCCACTGGATCTTTTGCAAACTGCCTATATTTCTCTGCGCCTTCGCGGTCA